AAGCTACCATTAGTGGTATCAATACGCGGGGTAAGTAGTTTGAATAGCTTACCTTCAAGAGTGTTATAGCGGATAAAGCCAGTCTTTAGATAACCAGATGCAACCTTAACTCCGTATGATTCAACCCATACACCATCGCCTGGAACACAGAAAGCTACACGATCTGTGCCACCAAGAAAGGCTACTGAGTTACTGGTAGTAGTCTCGCCAGAGGCGCATACATCCCAAGCATAGGCAAAGACAAGGCTGTTAGGAACTACTGGCTGTGATAAATCAATACGAACTAAACCTGATTCGCTTCCCTGCTTGGTAGATACATAAGCAAACTTGTCTCTAAAGGACACATCAGTACACTCTGTTTCAAATAGTAGCGGTCCATAGGAGACATCTCCTTCATTACCTAGAACTCCTACTCGAACACCTTTGTTAGTGCATAGTACCGCGTAGGTACCAAGGTAGGTATCAAAGGTATTGATGATTTCACCTTCAGGTAGGTCTATAACTACCGAAGGAACGCTAAGTTCTGGGAAGCCAAGAGCATTAGCATTAGCCAAATCTAAAGTAATCTTATAGATAGATGAGTTCTTACGGCTATAGCCACCTACATAGATAGCATTAGGACCCTCTGAGATAGTAGTCCAAATCCAGTCACTCTGTGGATGGGTATAGTGGTCTGATGGTAGAGCGCCTCCGCCAGTATGAGTAGCATTTAATTCATAAAGTTTATTATTGATAGTAGCAATTAGGCGTTGCTTTATGTATTTAATTCTGGCACTGGTTGTAGATGAGGCGTTATAGGTTTCAACATCGCTTGTACTACCACCGATATTTCCTCTATGAACGTGAGTTCCATTGATAAACCAGTATCTGATTCCATCTGTGGTTAAATCAAGAATAGTAGATGGAGTTCCTGCTTGGGTATAGGTAGAGTCAGTAGGAGTATCATTACTCATCGTAACTTTCTTCAAAGCAGAGCCATCTGCTACAACTAAACAGTCATTAGTACCATCATTAGCTCCAATAATTATCGGGGTATTGGCGCTAGTTAAAGCCCTGACTGTAGTATTTAGCAGGGTAGCCTGACCTTTAGTCCAGACATCCAAGCCTTTAGATTCTGTGTATTGGAATCGCAGTGACTCATCTTGAGCAGGCTCAAAGTATTTAATTCCTTGACCTAGATGAAATGATGACTGAGATCTAAACCACCAACCAGTCAGCGATTGCTCGCCTGCTTCTCTGGTCTGGTCATACTGTTGCTTACGATACTGCGCCGTTACACGGCGATAAGGTGAATCATCACTGGCAGCCAGAAAGAATGGCAGCCCGTTTATGGCTATATCGTAAGAAACTCCTGTGGCTTGATAGTTAGTCGAGCCAGCAGGATTGGAAAGTACGTAGGGAATGCCCTCCGTGATGTCGTCACCATAAGGTGCCAAGGCTTACTCCTTACTTAGAAAGGGCTGCGATTTCTTCTGCGGTTAGACCGAGCGCTGCAAGTTTGGCTTCTGCTGATGCCTTAGCATCTGCCTTAGCCTGTGCTGCTGCTTCCTCTGCTGCTTTTGCTACAACTGCTGCTGCTGCATCTGCCTCACGCTGAGCAACTTCTTCGGCAGTTAGTTCTACCTCAGTAGTTACTCCAGTTGAGCAGTCTACGATTAGTTTGGTTGGCATTGTTTTCCTTTCTTATGAGTTCTTGATTCCGTATAGGGTGGCGGTAGAGTATTGGGCAAAGGTTCCTGAGCCATTTCCAGCACTTACTGTTATTGAAGTAATGGCTGCAGTATTGCTCCAAAGGTGAGCACGCATCACTGCATCTCCTGCTGCTGCATTGTTTTCTGCAACGCTTTCAGTACTGAAAGATTTATATGTGCCACCTGCATAATTAGGAATGTATATTTCATTTGATGCCCAAATGGCGGATGTGTAATTTGTTCCATTAGCGAGCGAAACATTCAAGTTGTCAGTACGACTTGCAGTATAAGCAGATGAACCATCACCACCAATTTGTCTTTGTGAAAAGTTAGCGGTTGAACCGTTAAAAGCAATAGAACAGTTTTGTGTTGAACCTGTAGTTCTTAGAGACAACTTGACTGCTAAATCCGTATAAGTCCCAGGGATGCTAGTAAATTCTATATTAGCAGCCCCACCACTACCTACGGTTGTTGTCGCTATTGCCGTATATGTATTTGCCATAGTATCTCCTTATGCAGACTTTATGCCGTAGAGGGTGAAGGTTGAATTCGTACTAAAAGTAGACGACACACTAGATACTGCAATACTAGTAATTGCGCTAGTACTGCGAAATAAACCACAATATGCGCTAGCAGCGTTAGACGCTGAACGACTCAAAATAGTTTTATTGGTTGTTGTATTAGAATAATTCATAAATTGAACTATAGTGGTGAATGGTTCAGTATAACTTCCTGCTTGAAATCCTGTAATATACATTTGAGTTTGATTTGCTTGCTGCTGTGAAACAACGCTAGTTCCCTGACCTTCTAAACTGGTAACAGAATAATTACTGCCTGTGTCACCGTTCAATCTCATTGTATATGCTGCTAAATCATCTCCTGTAAAAGCAGAAATTACTAAAATCAAATCTGTATAACTGCCGCTAATACTAGAAAATGTTACAGTTGCAGTACCGCTTCCTAGCGTTGTCGTTGCTATCGGTTCATAAGTTATAGGCATTATGCGCTCCGTATTCCGTAGAGGGCGAAGCGGGAAGCCGTAGAAAAGTTGCCACTCGTAATCAAAGAAATAGAAGCGATAGCCGTTGACGAGTTTTGCCAAGACCCAGACCATAGGGCTACTTCACCGCTACCGTTATTATCTTGACCTGCTAGTATTCTGAAAGTTTTATTTTTATTTACGCTTGCATAATCTAAAATATCAATTATGCCTGCGTTAGGATTTGTAGAATTTTGTGAATAACCAAAATAGGTAAAAGTTTGGCCGCTATTGCCGTTATTTAACGCACTACTTCCATCGCCATAAAGGTGATGCCAAGAATAGTTACCGCCTGTATCAATAGAACTGCCGCCTACGCGCATATAAGGATTATCGGTGGTAGAACATTGATAACTTGCCCGAATTTGAAGATGTGTGTATGTGCTAGGTATTGATGTAAATGTAATAGTGCCGCTAGAACCTGTTCCTGATAGGCTAGCAATAGACTCAAAGTCGCCAGCATCTAAATTACCTGAGATAGAACTGGCAATAATTCCTAGAATAGGTGTCATTATGCAATGTCTCCTACTGCGTACCAAGAATCAGTATCGCGTTTGATTAAAGTTATAGCAGAATACTGTGCTCTACATTTAGGTGTAGCAGCAGTTGCCCCAGTAGATACTATTGTTGTAGTACCAGAGGTAACCGCGTTAACTGTTACTTGTCCTGCACCGATTTGAATGATGTTCAACTGAGTTCCAATAGGAAATGCTACTGAGGCATTGGTTGGGATTGAGTAAGTCTGAGCAGAAGCGTTGCTTGCTGTGACCAACTTGTTGTCAGCATCTGCCAAAACGAATGTATATGTGGTACCAGTCTGAGCGTTGAATGATAACGCTGCGCTCGCTGATGTAGTTCCACCAATAAGGGCTACGCTCATTAGTTTGCCTCGCTTCCAAATGCGCTAAATGATGATGTGCCAGTTGTTGAATAGACTGTAATAACATCTGTATTGGCAAGAGTTAGTCCACCTTGTAGTGACAGGAATGAACCACTTGGGACCTGTATGCCATATGCGATGTAGTGCTGATTAGCCAAGGTTGCTCCTGCTGGACGTACTGCAATACGAATCGTATCGGTTGCTCCACCAGTGTTGGCTATCTGTAAAGTAGAAACAATGACAGCATTACTTGCTGTGTATAGCGTTGTTGCAGTAGCAGCACTTGGCGCTGACTGCGCTAGAACTTTATATGTAGGCATTAGGCTAGATCTCCAATCAAGGTCCAAGTATCTGTTGCTGTTTTGACAAGGCTTGCTGCAGACCATTGAGCACGAAGTGCTGTCCCAGTTCCATTCAAGGTAACTCCGCTTGCTCCAGCCACCGTTACCTGACCTGCACCAATCTGTTGAATGTTAATGACTGCGCCAGTGGCGAATGCGACAGATGAGTTAAGTGGCACAGTAAGTGTTATGGCAGCAGCATTACTCAAGGTAACTAAGCGACCATTATCAGTTAGTACCAAGGTATACGTAGTACCAGTCTGGGCATTAAGAGTTAGATTCTGTCTAGCATCATTGATTGTTGGTGTATTCAATGTTGGGCTAGTTAATGTCTTGTTAGTCAGCGTATCTGTTGTTGCTTTACCTACCAAGGTATCTGTTGCTGCAGGAAGTGTAAGCGTGGTTGTTCCTGCTACTGCAGTAGCCTGTACTGTGGTGCTACCAGAGGTAGAGCCAGCAAAACCTAAGTTAGTTACAGGCGAGATAGATGCTTTGAAAGCATTAAGATCATC